CGTAATCTTAGAAGATGCTCAAAGATATGAAAAGGAAAGAAGAAGGGGGAGACGTAAAACTAAAACTAAATAAATCAAGTACAAGAGGTAATGTGTTAACACTCGCTCTAACTCTAGGCACTCTTGTAGCAGTGCTTTTTCTCTTTGTTGGTGGTATAATAGGATGGTTATACAAACAACATCAACAAAAAACAGACATCTCCGAAATGCATCCTGAGATGTATGATCTAAAAGGAAACGTCATACCAGACGAAATCATTGCTTTTAGATTTGAAAATGTAAACTTTGATAGTGAAATTGACGACGAATTATGACTACGACACATCCCACGCTGGGAGAAGCTAGATTGCCAAGGAATCCTCTTTTAAGTGAGGTATTGGCATTAGTATCAAAACAAAAGACAAAGGCAAAGAAGATTCAAATACTTAAACAGTATGAATCTTTACATCTTAAATCCGTTTTGATTTGGAACTTTGATGAATCTGTGAAGTCGATGCTTCCAGATGGTGATGTTCCGTTCAATAAGAACGAGGCTCCTGCTGGAACCGAACATCTACATCTTGCATATGAATGGAAAAAGTTGTATAATTTTGTTAAAGGTGGGAATGACACACTTCGACCTATGAAAAGAGAACAACTTTTTATGCAACTCTTAGAAGGTCTTCATCCAGACGAAGCAGAAATTATTTGCTTGGTCAAGGATAAAAATCTAAAAAGTAAATATAAGTTGACTCGTGCAGTGGTTGAAGAGGCATTCCCCGATATACAATGGGGTAATCGAAGTTAGTATGGCAAAAACCAAAACCAGAGATGAAGTGATGTCTGAAGCTTATTGGACACCAAAAGAAAAAGAAGATTTGAATACCAAGTATTCAACGTCTCTTGTTAAAGAGAATTGCAATCAGGAGGAGATGAAAGATAAGTCTCTGCCTTCTGATGCTTATATTGTGACGTATAAAATTGGTGATGCAGTTCGTAATGACCTTGTAAGATGTCATGCTAAGGTAAACATATTTGATATGTACTACGACAAATTTGGAGCGGGTTCTATCGTGAGTATTGAATATGGGCCTGGAATTGCAAGTCCGAAGACATGGGGTTTACCAGTGGCAAGTAAACCTAAAAAAAGAGTGAGGAGAAACTCATGAGTGATGAACTTCGCAATCAAATTAATGACATTATTGAGGGAGAGATTCAACTTGGAATCAACGAATTTTTGGAAGAGAAACAAAGAAAAGAAAGTGATCAGGGATTGGGTTTTGTCACTTCAGAAGAAGCAAAGAAACTCAAAGTCAAAGTCTTCAAAGACGAAGTTGACAAAATCATGAAACAATATAAGAAGATAAAGAAGAAAGAAAAGTCAAATATATCTCAGGTCAAGAAATTAGGACTAGTCGATAAACATGGGAGGCCACTTTAATGGATAGAGACAAATTAAAGGTCATGATTAAGGACTTGAAAAATGTTGTAAATGCGTTAGAATCAGAAATATACTCTGATACAGAGGCATACAAACTAAATCTAAATTATGAAGAGATTGTTAACCAAATTACAGATTATGATGAAGTCTTTGAGGATGATGACGGGTAACAGTGATGACCCCCGTTACTCAGAAGAGAAGTTGTTACTAAGAGCAGCTTGTTTTCGATGTCTTACACACCACTTAGAAGAACATACAAGAGCCGTTTATGAGTTCGCCACCATATGGTGTGATGAACACGACAACGTGGGTGGAATTGAACAAGGTTTTCAAGATTATCTTAGATCCTATGCCGAGAAAGCTTTTTCTAAGAGTTAATCTAAATAATATTACAAAACGTTAAAACTTATGCCCACATACCCTGTTATTAACAAAGAAACTGGCGAGAAAAAAGAATTCTCTATGTCAATGGTGGCATATGATGAGTGGAGAAAAGATAATCCAAGTTGGGATAAAGATTGGTCTGAAGGATGTGCTGGCCTCGGAGAGGTTGGTGAGTGGAAAGACAAACTAATCACAAAGAATCCTGGCTGGAATGATGTTTTACACAAGGCATCTAAGTCTCCTGGCTCAAGAGTTACTAAGATTAACAAGTAATGGCAAGAAAAAAAGATTCTCCCATCGGAGTGGGAATGACTGCGAAACAGATGAAGAGAAAAAGACCTATCAATGCCGATCTACTAAACAAGATTGAGCCTATTACAGATAACCAAAAGACACTCTTTGAAAATTACAAAGAGGGTAAGAATATATTTGCATATGGTGCTGCTGGTACAGGTAAAACTTTTGTTGCATTATACCTTGCACTGAAAGATATTTTAGATCCTTGTTTAGATTTTATGGATCAATTTGAGGATAAAGAACCTATCATGTTACATGTAAGGAGAGGTGATCCTAATCTCACAGATCCTCGTGGATTTAAATGGTCATACACACAGTGTGGTGCTCAACATCCTGTTCAACCGATAGATTATTATGAAAAAGCACTGTCAAAGTTTGACGCAAATCAACCTGTGATAGTCTTCTCTGATTCTGTCGAGTGGGTCAAGGAACAAGAGTTCTTCAAACCTGATCGATTTATGATCTCTGAACCAGAGGATAAATATGCAGATGGTTCTTTTACACCATATGCTGACTTATGCTTGATGAGTTTGTGTTCTCATGCTATAATAGCGAATAGTTCTATGAGTTGGTGGGGTGCTTGGTTGATTTCCAATCCCGACAAGCAAGTCATCGCACCAAAGATGTGGTTCGGCCCTGCTTATGCAGACAAAGATACAAAAGACCTTTATTACCCTAATTGGATTGTACTATGACTAGAATCGATAGTTATGAAGATCTAACAGATAAAATTGTTGGATGGTTAAAAGATTATTACTTTGATAATAATGTCAAAGCATTCGTTATAGGAGTGTCAGGTGGAATAGATTCTGCTGTTGTCTCCTCCTTATGTGCAAGAACAGGATTACCCACCTACGTTGTGTGTATGCCTCTTAATTCAAAATTTAAAAATACAACACTCTCTGATGCACATTCAAAAGCCTTAGAAGAAAAGTATGAAAATGTTAAAAGAATAGAAGTTGAACTATCAAGTGTATATGATGGTCTTTTATCATCAATTGAATGGTGGTCTGAGGCATTATTATTTGATAAAAAAGAATTTACTTCAAGCGATCATGCAAATGCAAACACGAAGTCTCGTATTCGCATGGTAACTCTTTATCAGATTGCAGGTACAGTTGGTGGTATCGTAGTAGGAACAGGAAATAAAGTTGAAGATTATGGTGTGGGATTCTATACTAAGTATGGTGATGGTGGTGTAGACATTGCTCCGATTGCTGATCTATATAAGACAGAAGTTTGGGAACTTGGAGAGTATCTCGAAGTCGATCAACGTATTGTTGATGCAGATCCAACTGATGGTCTATGGTCTGACTCAAGAACTGATGAGTCACAACTTGGTGCTTCATATGCAGAGTTAGAGGAAGCGATGGAGACAGGCACAGGCCCCGGTGTTGAAGTCCTTAATAAATTCAACACACAAAACAAACATAAAATGGAACCGATCCCTACATTCAAACTATGAAGATTGGACTAATAGGAGCAGGTAGATTAGGTATCTGCCTTGCTCTTCTCATTGAGAGAGCAGGATTTGATGTCATTGCATCAGATGTTCGTGAAGATTATGTTGAGCGTCTTCAGAATAAGGTCATCTTTACAAATGAACCATACGTTCAAGATTATCTTTCTCAATCAGAAAATATTGAATTTACAACTGACAATCAGAAACTCATTGACGAATCGGATATTATTTTTACTCTGGTTCAAACACCATCACTCGAAGATGGTAGTTATGATGTAAGTGCTGTATGGAAAGTTGTGCAAGATCTTCAGAATTCAAATACAGAAGGTAAGTCTTTTGTTGTTGGTTGCACTACTAATCCCGGTGATTGTGATGAGTTTCAAAAAATGTTGGACATGGATGTGTATTACAATCCAGAGTTCATTGCACAGGGTTCTATCATAAAGGATTTGCAGAATGCAGATATGGTATTGCTTGGTGGTAAGGGAAAACACCTTGATGCATTGAAGGAATTATATTATCTAATCCAGTTTGGTTTTAAAGATGCTGATGTTCATACGATGAGCACGAAGGCTGCTGAACTTACAAAAATCGCAATTAATTGTTTCCTCACTACAAAAATCAGTTATGCAAATATGATCGGTGAGGTTCTTGCACTATCAAAACTTGATACTGAGATTGATACTGTATTGAACGCGATCGGATCTGATAGTCGTATTGGTAATAAGTATCTTAACTTTGGTTTTGGATTTGGTGGCCCTTGTTTTCCAAGAGATAATCGTGCATTTGCTGCACATGCAAAGAGTGTTGGTGTACAGCATAATATTGGATTCACTGTAGATGCATTTAATGAGGAGCATGCAGAGTTCATAAAAGAATATTTTATGCACAAGAACAAAAAGCATCTTCCTTTTGCTTTTAAATATTTGACATACAAACCGGGAATCGATATACTTACAGAGAGTCAACAATATCGTCTATGTTTAGATCTTTTAGATGAGGGGTTTGATGTATATTGTGCGGACGATGCGATCATTCATTTATGTGATGATCGAATAATATTTGAAGACCCCAGTGAGGAAGTCTATTGGATCAACCTGTAACTGATAAAAATAAATCTGCCTATAAGTTAAAGAACTTTGGGCCTCTCTATTGTATCAATCTTGATGGACAACCAGAGAGATGGGAATATATGGAGAATCAGTTTAAGTATTGGGAGGTTGATAATTATACTCGTATCTCTGCCTATGATGGAAGAGATGATGATCTAAGTGGTATTATAAAGGGAAAGTATCCAGAGAATATGTCATCGGGTGAGGTAGGATGCACAACATCTCATCTCAAGGCTATGAAACATTATCTTGAGACAAGTGATAGTCCTTATGCAATCATGATGGAAGATGATTGTAGTTTAGATCTTGTTCGCTTTTGGAATTTTAAATGGAGTGATTTATATGCGTACTTTCCATATGACTATGATGTTGTTCAACTTGCTATTATATGCACTGGTGATATACATGTCAGATTACATAAGAGATTCGTTAATGACTTCTCTACAGCATGCTATGTAATTAGTCGTTATCATGCAGAGAAGTTAGTAAGATTACATTGTCGTGGTGATAAGTATAAACTTGATCAGGGTGTGAAGCCACGTCCTGTTGCTGATGATTTGATTTATAATTCTGGTAATTCTTTTGCGATACCTCTTCTTGTTTATAAGTTTGAATTGGGATCAAGTATTCATCCAGTTCACGTTGATGCATATCATAAACAAAATTATGAGGCACAAGTTAATTACTGGACACAGAATGGTGCGAATATTGATATCGCAGACTACATGAATTATGATCCATATCTTGGTCGTGTCACTGAGAGTTCTGCACAGCAACAGTGACAACCGCATAACTGGTTGTCACATGTTGACACGTTTTTGAGGTTCTGATATACTAAATAAATGCAACTGTCACATGTGACAGTTGGCAAAGAATAATATTCAAACTTTTAATTTTAAATAAATAATTTAATGTTTAGATGTGTGAGTGAGTTGTTGAAAATATCTTAATTTTTAAAATGAAAATTCTTATCGCAACTCTTATATTGGGTGCTTCTTTTCCAGTCAATGCTCATGAGAGCATTGGAGATCATATTCATCGAGAAGCATATGAGTCACAAAAAGGATACGCATATGAGAACAAGTGCTTCCGTTATGAATATAGGGAAAAATATATTCCAGGCACTTCAATGTCTCCAGGTTATGTCAAATCTTATAGTGAGAAGGTTTCTATCCCATGCAATAGTCATCGCAGGGTATTTAACCATTATCATCATAAGACTGAACCACAAACTTCGTATGTGAAATATAAACCTGCTCCAAAATGTACTGGAAGTACAACTTTAGGTGGATTAATAGGTGGTGGAATTGCAGCATCTTTATCAAAAAGTGATGCATATGGTTGGAGTATTCCTTTAGGTGCAGTTTTAGGTGCAGGAATTGGAAATGCTGAATGTAAATAATTATGGTTTTCATTTAATATTGAGGGTCAATTTTCAACGGATTTTCAACTATAAATC